GGTTACTAGTATTGCTATGCTTGCTGAGAGTCATATTTCCATTCACACTTGGCCAGAGAAAGGTATGGCAGTCTGTGATGTCTTTACCTGTGGTGATACCGCTACACCGGAAGTTGGTGTAGAATATATGAAAGAACAATTGAAGGCAACTGATATTGTGTCTCATGAATTTGTTCGTCCTTTGGAATGATTATGCGTAATGAATTTCTTTGGGTTGAAAAATATCGACCCAAAACTATTGAAGAATGTATTTTACCAACTAATATTAAGAAGACATTTCAAGACTTCCTAGATAAAGGAGAGGTTCCTAATCTACTCCTTGCAGGTCCTGCTGGGTGTGGTAAAACAACCGTAGCCAAAGCACTGTGTAACGAACTGGGGGTAGATGTCTATGTCATCAACGGATCCGATGAGGGACGCTTTCTTGATACGGTCAGAAATACTGCAAAAAATTTCGCTTCGACCGTCTCACTTCAAGCAACTGGTAGACACAAAGTCATCATTATCGACGAAGCTGATAACACAACAAACGACGTACAACTCCTACTTAGGGCGTTTACAGAGGAGTTTTCTGGCAACTGCAGATTCATCTTTACTTGCAATTTCAAAAACAAAATTATCGAGCCCCTCCACTCCAGATGCGCCTGTATTGACTTTTCCACCAATTCCAAAAGTAAACCCCAACTTGCAGCAGCCTTCTTCAAAAGAATCCAAGAAATCTTGGCTGCAGAAGCTATTGAATATGATAACAAGGTCCTTGTAGAACTTATCAATAAACACTTTCCTGATTGGAGACGTGTTCTGAATGAGTGTCAACGTTACTCTGCTGGTGGTAAGATTGACTCTGGCATTCTTGCAACCTTTAGTGATGTAAAAGTAAATGACTTGGTTAAGAAACTTAAAGAGAAAGATTTTCCCGAAGTACGTAAATGGGTTGTCAATAACCTGGACAACGATACTAGTGTACTTCTGCGTCGTATTTACGATGCTTGTTATGATTCCATGGTTCCGAATAGTATTCCTGCTGCTGTGCTTACTCTTGCTAAGTATCAGTATCAGATGGCATTCGTGGCGGATCAGGAAATAAATATGCTTGCGTGTCTTACCGAAATTATGGTGGAGTGTGAATTCAAATGATTGATGTAAAACTTATTCGTATTGTGACTGGTGAAGAAATCATCGCAGAGGTTGTCTCTGAAGATGAAAATAATATCACCGTCAAAAATGGTCTGGTGGTCCTTCCCAATGCAACTGGTGTAGGATTTGCTCAGTGGGCAACTGTGATTGATCCTGATAATCCAGAAGTTACAATGAAACAACAACATATTGTATATGTTGTTGCTGTACAAGAAGATGTTGCCAAGAAATACAATGAAATGTTTGGTAGCAAATTAGTAACGCCGTCTAGTAAAAAACTAATTGTATGAAATCCGCAAAAGAAAAAATTAGAGCACAAGTCAAATCTAAGTGGTATTACATTTTCTGGGGTACTGCTACGGTATCTGTTGTTCTTGGACAACTTTATGTTGGCACAGGATACCGATACATGTATGATGGTATGCAAGAATTACTACAAAAGGTTGATGGAGTGCTTCTCCATGCTAACCCTGATAAAGGACCTAATTATCTCTGATGAAAGCACTGAAAACCCCTCTTCGTTATCCTGGTGGTAAATCCAAAGCCATCAAAACTCTGTCTGCTTGGTATCCCAAAGTAATTTCAGAGTATCGTGAACCCTTTATTGGTGGGGGTTCCATTGCTATCGACGTAACAAAATCTAATCCAAGTATTCCCATTTGGATTAATGATCTGTATGTGCCACTTTATAACTTCTGGGTCCAACTACGGGATCGTGGTCAGGACCTTTCTGAGAGTGTCAGAGAGCAGAAAGAGAAGATGCTTGAGAGTGGCACTCAAGAGGAGAAAGACAAGTTTGCAAGGGCACTGTTTGATCAGTATGCTGCTGAGATTGATACTTATGATGACTTTCAGAAGGCAGTTGCTTTCTTTATCATGAATAAGTGTAGTTTCTCTGGTATGACTGAGAACAGCACTTTCTCTCGCACTGCTGCTAATTCTAATTTTTCTTTGGCTGGTGCAGATAAACTATATTGGTTCTCCAATCTTATCAAAGATTGGAAAATTACTAACATTGATTACTCTAAAGTAATGAATGCTGATGGTCCTAAGAATACTTTTGTATTTCTTGATCCTCCTTATGATATCAAAGATTTTCTTTATGGAAAGGATCGTGAGATGCACAAATCATTTGACCATGAAGTATTTGCTGAGAACGTTTACAAGTGTCCTCACAACTTTATGATCACTTACAATGTGAATGATCGTCTTCTTGAGTTGTATAAAGATTATCACCTTGAGTATTGGAAACTACGTTACTCTATGGTTCATCGTGGTGATAAGAATACTCAGGACAATGTAAAGACCGAACTTCTGGTCACTAACTATTCCCTTACTCCTAAGACACCTCTGGAGGAGCAATGGAACTGAAAGATTGGTTGAACTCTATTAACTTTAACAAGGAAGATCTAAGTGCGGACATTAGCTCTTACCCTCCATATATCATTAATCGTTGTCTGTCTGGGCACCTTGATTGTGTCATGTTTGCTAATGAAATGAACAAACATCATTTCTTAGATAAGGATATGCAATATTCTTTTTATCTAAATACTTTGAGGAAAAAGAAGAGATTCTCTCCCTGGCTCCGAAAGGATAAAGTCACGGACCTAGAATGTATCAAAAAGTATTATGGATACAGTAATGAAAAAGCATCTCAAGCTTTGAAAATCCTGACACAAGAACAAATCAACTTTATTAAACAACGACTTGACACTGGAGGAATGAAATGAGTACTACGGTAGAACCTACGGTACAGTGGTCTCAGGATCAAATGGTGGAAGTGCTTCTGAATGAACCAGATGATTTCCTAAAGGTTCGTGAGACTCTTACACGCATCGGAGTTGCATCACGCAAAGAGAAGAAACTCTATCAATCATGCCATATTTTGCATAAGCAAGGAAGATACTTTATCGTTCATTTTAAGGAACTGTTTGCCCTGGATGGCAAACATGCCAATCTGACTATCAATGATGTTCAGAGACGTAACCGTATTGCTAAACTGCTTGCAGATTGGGGTCTGATTACAATCGTCAAACCAGACTCTGTAATGGATATCGCTCCTCTGAACCAGATCAAGGTGCTTGCATATAAGGATAAGTCGGACTGGATTCTAGAGCAGAAATATAATATCGGTAAGAAAGGCAAGACCCAGGAAACCGAATAAATAAACCTGCGATCTTTCGTGCGGTCGCTTCAAAAGTCGGAAACCCGAATCCCAGGACGTGCTTGACACTCCTGGGGTTTTCCCTTATAATATGTGGGTAAACAAGCCTGACGGCTTTACAACCCTCAAAACTAAAATGTTTATCAAAATTCCCAAGAAAGGCGTGCCCGCCAACATTAGGAAACAAGTGGAAGCAGCACTTCCAGAACCTCTGGTTGTTGCTGGATGGAAATTTGTACGATATGTTTGGCGTCGTCTTGATCAGGTCAACACCAAGGATGCTGATGGAAACAGTGACAACACTGTTCGTATTGGTGGCACTGGTGCAAACGATGTTCTAAAAAACTCCCTTGCAAAAGGTATTAATACTTCTAAACTTACTCCCTCAATCTTTCCAGATGACAATCTGTTGAACGGATTTAACCGATTTAAGAACCTTGCTCTTAATGGATATGAAGAGTGGATCTTTGCAGAATATGAAATTGACGAGTCCACTAAAACTGAGTTCCAAGTAACTAAGCAAGATTTCATTGATGATTTCCGTGCTGCTGCTAATGGTGGTGACGGTGCAAAGGTTATTACCAAAGAAGAACTTATCGAACTTGGTCGCAAACGTTTTGAAAGCCGACCTGACCGCAGTAAGAAAGCAGTTGCTCGTTGGGTTCATAGTCTCGACTTGAATCTTTCTAATGAGCAAGTCAATGGCATTGCACAGACGGTCTCAAAAGATTTTGCTCGTCGTGGTATCATCAATTCTTTTACCCGTGAGGAAGCTGAGACTCATGTTGCAAAAAAAGGATTTGGTGCTGATGTCTTGAATACTAAAGACAGCACTCGTACTCTTCGTATGTTCCCTAAGATTATGAAGAACTATGTAAACAATGGAACTATTTTTAGGTACGTTGATTATAATAGTGATGCTACAACTCACAAAGAGATTGATGATGGACGTTATGATTCTCAAAAAGAATTGATGACTATGCATAATTTGTGTTTAAAGTATGCAGCTACCGTTCAATTGAATGATGGTAAAATTTCTTGGGAACGTCTTGGTGGTTTGGCACAAAAAATTGGTGCTGAAAAGGAAGGAACTGATGGTCTTGCGGTTGACTGCTGATAACCGAATAAAAAATTACGGGGTTCACTACCCCGTTTTTTTATGTTCTGTGCTATAAATATGTGTGGATGCCTTCGGGGTCCACACAATCAAATCTCGCTTAGTAAAGGAGAAGTACAAATGGGAAACCTGATGAAGTACAACGCTGCCGACATATCGCAGTTGCTAGATCGGATAAATAAGAATAGTATTGGTATGGATGAATATTTTGGTAAGTTGTTTGACCTTCACGAAACAACTTCCAATTATCCGCCATATAACCTAGTGACAGTCAGCAACGTTGAATCTAGACTGGAACTAGCACTAGCAGGATTCAAAAAGAAGCAAGTCAATGTCTACACACAAGACGGAAAACTCTTTGTCGAAGGACAACGAGAAGATGGAGAAACTGGAACAGAATACGTCCATAGAGGAGTGGCTCAAAGATCTTTCACTAGATCATGGACCCTCAGTGACGAGACGGAAGTTAGATCAGTTAGCTTTGAGGATGGGTTGTTGAGTATTACACTTGGTAGGATTGTTCCTACTCATCACCAGAGGAAAGACTGGTTCTAAATACTATTGAATATCGTCGCCGCAGAGGGGCAACTGGCACAATCCAGTTGACGCCCCTCTTTTTTATTGCTAAAATACAGATGAGGAAATACTGAGTTATGACTATTAAACTTTTGCTTTTGAAGTCGGGTGAAGATATGATTGCCGACATTAGTGAAATGGCATATGGTGAAGATGATGATCGACGAGTTGTTGGTTATTATCTAAATAAACCTTGTGTAATTAAGATGCGGGATCCTAATACTCTTGATGATATGAGTGAGGGTCGTGGAAGAAAAGCAGGTTTTGAAGTATCCCTGTTTCCCTGGATACCACTGTCTGCTGATGAAAATATCCCAATCCCAGCTGATTGGCTAGTAACAATGGTAGAACCCACTGCTAAATTAACCGAAATGTATGTTGAGGACATCGTAAAGTATGGAAAAGATAATCAAGGCAATAGTTCTGACAAACAACAAAGTCCTAGTAAGTCAGATTGATGAAGTTGGTGCTGATGTTGGTGAACCAGATTGTAAACTGACCAATCCTTACATGTTGAAGGATGATGGTACAATGGAACCCTGGTTACTCAGTGTCTCTCGTCAAGACATTTTTATGATCAGTTCTGATAAGATCCTAACTCTTACAGAACCAATGCCCACCCTAGTTGAAAAGTACGAAGAGTTAACTAAGTAATGCGTTTCTACACTAATGTTCAGTTGATTGGTAATCAGTTCCTTGTTCGGGGAGTTGAGAATGGTAGGAGATATGAGCACAGAGATGAGTTCTTTCCTACCCTGTATGTTAAATCTAAAAGAGACTCAAAATATAGAACATTAAGTGGAGAACCTGTAGAGGAAGTGCATCCTGGCACAGTTCGAGATTGTCGTGAATTCTATAAGAAGTATGATGAGGTTGATGGATTTGCTATCTATGGGAATGATCGTTACATCTATCAATACATTTCAGAGAAGTATCCTGAGGATGAAATCAAGTTCGATATCAGTCAAATCAAACTGGTAACTCTTGATATTGAGACCACCGCTGAACATGGATTTCCTGATGTAGAGTCTGCATCTGAAGAGATTCTTGCCATTACAATTCAGGATTATACAACCAAGGATATTATTACGTGGGGAGTCAAACCCTTCATTAATAAGCAGAAGAATGTTACATATCATTATTGTCCTTCGGAGCAAGAACTTCTAAATCACTTCATTAATCATTGGATGCAAGATGTTCCTGATGTGGTGACTGGATGGAATGTTCAACTGTTCGATATTCCATACATCTGCAAACGACTTAATCGTGTGTTGGGTGAGAAGTTAATGAAACGTTTTTCTCCATGGGGTCTTGTAACTGAGAATGAAATTTATGTGAAGGGTAGAAAGCAGGTTAGTTTTGATGTTGGTGGACTCACGCAACTCGATTATCTTGACTTGTATAAAAAGTTCACCTATAAAGCACAAGAGTCATATCGTCTTGACTACATAGCTGAGGTGGAGTTGGGTCAGAAGAAATTAGACCACTCTGAGTTTGACACTTTTAAAGATTTCTATTCTAAAGGGTGGCAAAAATTTATCGAATATAATATAATTGACGTTGAACTTGTTGACCGTTTGGAAGACAAGATGAAACTGATTGAACTTGCCTTGACAATGGCCTATGATGCTAAGGTCAACTATAATGATGTGTTCTATCAGGTCCGCATGTGGGACAACATTATTTACAATTATCTAAAGAAACGTGACATCGTTATTCCTCCAAAGATTCGTTCAGATAAAAACGAAAAGTACGCAGGAGCATACGTTAAGGAACCGATCCCTGGAAAGTATGATTGGGTTGTTAGCTTTGACCTTAATAGTTTGTATCCCCATCTTATTATGCAATATAATATTTCCCCTGAGACACTCTTGGAAGAGAAACATCCCACAGCAACAGTTGATAGAATACTTAAGGAAGAAATAAACTTTGAGTTGTATAAGGATAATGCGGTATGTGCAAACGGTGCCATGTATCGCAAAGATGTTCGTGGGTTCCTACCAGAACTGATGGATAAGATGTATGGTGATAGGGTAATCTTTAAGAAACGAATGCT